TTCCGAATAAAGAGTATGGGTTTAGTTCGTATGGAACTGCGTAATACGGAATCTTAGCTGGCTTAAAAGGATTAAGTACAAGTCTAATAATTTTATTATTACATACCCAAATATTAGCTTGTAGCTGGTCTACATCTTTTAAAGTTTCAGGTATATCAACTTCATTCTCTTCTAAGAGTTTTGTATCTACTACTCCCCAAAACTCTAGCACTTCAAATCTATCTACCCCTTTATCAACTTGATAATCATTAAGATCATCTTCCCAATATTTTTTATAATAAGATTCTCCCATATCAATTACTTCATCAACTACTGAATTTCTAAAGAAAGGTCTTTTCTTTAAACTTCTTAATTGTGAACGGCTCATTTTGTGACGTTCAATAACATATTGAGCTTCATCCATATTATCAGCATCAGGATCTACATAAAAATTCCAGATACTTACATGAGATGTAAATGGTACAGTTTTAATACTAGGATTATATTCTCCATCATCACCCCAACTAGGATATTCTTTATCTACTGCAAATGGGCCTTTCATTACACCTGTACCAAATAAAGCCATTTCAAATGCTGTAGATCTTAATTGCTTAGATGCGTTGCTTTCATCTAATTGATCCTTAATTTTCTTTTCCATTTTTTTAGCAGCAATCATTGCTGGATAAAATGTAGTAGAACTAGAGGTTACTCCTGTACCTTCTTTTAAATTTTTTATTTCTGATAGATCATCTTCTAATCCACCTAATCTTTCTCGTAAAGAATAAATAGTAGCTCCTGCTGGTAACTTTTTACCATCACCAGCATATCCATATAAAGTATCCATACCTTTAGCCATAGGAGCCATCTTAGGTTTATCTTTTCCTTTAGGTGTTTTAGGATCAAAATGCACAGATTCAGCTACACCTTCTGGTAATATGCTAGGTTCTACACTTAATGGAAATGTATTGTTAGAAAATAATACATCAGTTATTTGATTATATGCAGCTAATACTTTAGTCTTAGTTACTTTAATAAATACTCTACTTTTTTCTGCTTCAGTAAACTGTACATCAGGGCCATATATACCACGATAGTTACGATATGCTCTAAGCCATCTTTCTTCATCTATTCTTCTAGAATCTTCTGATTTAACATACTTTTCCATAACATAATTAATCATTGCATTAGCAATGTTATCTTCAGGTAAGTCATTTTCTTTATCTTCTAAAATAACTTGTTTATCTGTTGTAAATTCTTCTTTCATTTAATATCCTTAATATCCCATTACAGGATCTGATGGTGTAAAGCTAGAACTTTTTGCAGTTGCAGGATCATAATCCCACAAACTTGATCTAGGTCTACTCATTACTCCATATCGTAAAGCATCATATAAATGATCCTCTGACTTAGTATTTATATCCTCTGAATTATTCTTATCTAAAGGTAATATTGGTAATTGTGCAATTAAATTTCTACAATTATTAGTTATAACCAATCTTGGCTCTTCTGTAAACTCATCTACTTGTAATCTTCTATGTATTTCATTCTTACCTGCTACCCTACTACCCCCACTTCTATCTGATGGCCTCCATCTACAACCTTCTGTAATCATAGTTTCAGCAAGTGATGGGCCTGTGTCTCCTCTTTTATGCCAGCATGAAGAATCTAGTACACCATATCGCATTGAATGATCATCTTCTTCTGCTTCAAGTATCATATGAGCTAAATCTTTAGCTAATACTTTACTAACATACAATTCTCTATAAACTATTAGCTGTTCATCAGGAGCTACAGCAAACCATAGTACTGCTGAATAACTACCATATCCATAATCACATGCTCTAAACTTAGTCCAACTACCTGGCATAGATTCTTCTTCAATTACATGTATTTCTCTGTTAAATTCTGTAAATGCTGCACCCTCTGCTACATCCCAATTACCATCTAACAGTTGTTTCCTTTGATTCTCTGGTAATGACAGCAGCATTGTTTCATAATCACCCTGTTCTGCTAGGTATGGATTATCAGATAATATTGCTGGTATAAATTTACGTTTAAATAAAGGTTTTCCTTCTTTACTATGTCCTTTTGGATACGTTAAAGTCTTACCTGTTTCTATATCTGTAGCCCAAAATGATTCATTAGGTTTTGCAGGGTCAATAAACATCTTCTTCACCCATGAATGACCTGGGCCACCAGGGTTTGTTGTTGCTCTAGCATATACAGGTAGGTCTGATGCAGTACTTCTAATCCTTGATCTCATATAATTCCAAGGAAAAGGTGTAGGCCATTGAGTTAACTCATCAAATCCTACCCAACTAAATGCTAAACCTTGGTATCTAAGTACATCTTCATCTCTATCAAGATATGAAAACCATAATCTTGCTCCATTTGGAGCTACCCATTGCATTTTTCTTTCTGACCACTTAATACCTGGGTATATCTTAGGGTACATTTCTTGACTTTTCCAAATCAGTTCCCTTAATTCTTCTGTTGTATGCCTTAATAACAACCCACTAAACTGTGGATGAGCCATATAACGTAGTGGATCAGCTAACATAGCATAGGATTTACCCCCTCCTGCTGCTCCACCATACAAAACTTCTCTTTCACCTGCTGCTAAGAACCTAGTTTGAGGCCCAACATTAGGTTTAAATATTATATTCTGTTCAGATATATCTACACTAGTATTAACAGATACTTCTTGCTCCATTAACTTGGGCTTCAAGTTTTTTTTCTGCTTTGTAACCTGTCGTTTTTTCGTACTTCTTTGCGAACTCAAGGGCTTTTTCAAGCCTTCTGGCCCATTGCCTAAATATCTGAGCTTTCCTTTTGTTTGTTCCTTCATGCTTTATACGTTTTAAAAGTCCTACATGTGTTATGGATCTACCTGTTACATTAGTTAACCAAGCAGCTACTTTTCTAGATGAATATTGTTTAATATATTTTTTAGCTTCTTCTAATGCATTTAACTCTTCAGCTATTGGATCAAAAATATAATTATCTTTTTCATTTAACTTATACCCAAACGGAGCTACTTTAGAGTTTTTAATATTTGGTATAGATATATACTCTGTTGTATTCTCAGGTTGAGGTAATATATACAAACCTATTGTAGGTAGCTTCTCTCTCACTCTTCTTTATCTTTAGGTGGCAATATCATTAAACCATTAGTAGCTTCTACATGAAGCTTTTCAGTTTTTGCCAAACCTACCCTATCTAATAAATCTTTAGCAGCTACAATCTTTTCTCTTAATCCTAATTGCGTAGGCTCCATCATGCCATCAACTAATGACATAGCAGCCCTAGGTGAATTTCTAGCCATAAATAATTGAGTGTTTTCAAGTATTTCTTCTTTTAGTGATTTAACTATTTCTGTCGTAGAATTATTTTCTGAGTAGCCTGCTAATCTTTTAGCTTCAACAACACTACCTCCTGCCTCATCAAATAAGACATCAAGAAACTTCTGTTGTTTTTCAGTTAAAGTTCTCATGTTACTCTTCTATAGGATCTTGTTTTTTTGGCGATTTTACTAGGTTGAGAAACGAATTGTTTACCTTGCTTAGTGCCTTTTCGTTTTGCTTTACTAGTTGCTGCATATTCTTGTGCTGATAATCCAGCAATTGCTTTAGCTGGGAGATACCTCTCTCCTGTAGCTTTATTGCCTTGTGTGCTAGGTTTTCCACTTTTAGTTCTCCATTTTTGTTTAGTCCATGATTTTAAACTTCTTTGTGATTTAGCTAATGCCATATTATTTTTTTCTTTCCTTAGTCTTTAATTTCATAGCATTAATAAACTTTCTGTATACAGCAGCAGATCCTACTTTTTTTGCTACTCTAGCTCTTTGCTCCATAGCTATTGCTGCTTGTATCTTGTGTGCATGAGTTTTACCACTTTTTTTAATAATTGCAACACTACGTTTAGCATCAGCTTCTGTAACAAACTTTAAACCTTTGATTGTACCTTTAGGATTCTCATCTGTATACAAGTCAGAGTGTTTCTTAGATCCTTTAGGCTGCCCTTTCTTTCTAGGGATTCTAGCATTTGATGTCAACCTTTGTACCCACCACCTGCTTTTTTATATTTTTGTGCAACCATTTGGGCTTTTCTTGCCGACCATTGTCCAGGTGATCCACCTTTGTTACTCGCCTTAACTTGATTAAATATTCTTTTACGGAGAGATGGTTTCGTATAGTTTCCAGCTGCATTTACTGTACTCTTTGGTTTATTAGGTCTTATTGCCATTAGCTTACCTCATTGTAATATTTGTTATAATACCAACTACTACTGCTGGTATTACAATTATAAAAAATAATATTAGTCCCATATTTTTAATATTCCTTTTTGTATTGAAGTCCTACTCTGCCACCACCTTTATTTTTTTCAAGACTAAATGTTAAAGATTGCCCTTTGTTTAATTTTCTTTTATAAGATCCACCAAAGCTAATAACTTTTTTATTTTCTATATTGCCTGTTAAGTGTCCTGTTATTGTGCTTTTGTTAGAATCTTTTTTAAAACCAAAACTAGTGTTTCCTGCTTTAATTGATGGCCCTTTATTTTTAGGATTAGAATAACTAATACTTTGATTAACATTAACATTAAGTTTTTGTGTAACAGGTTTATTAATTTTTAAAGAACCACTAGCATAAGTACCTCTATTATTAGATGATATGCCATGCGGTATTAATTTAAAATTTAAATTTTTTTTCTTATTTATTTTCATTTTATTACCTCAAAGGATCAAAAAATTCCTCAGTTGATACTGTTAATGTAAAATTACTAGTAGCCCCAGTTCCTGCAAAAGCTACTAACTGATCACCACTATGTAATGCTAGTTGATCT